AAGGTCCCCCGTCCTTCGTATGTAGAATGAATCCTATATACTTCTCCCACATTAACACAGAGGTAGATATGACACGCGATGAGAAAAGGAGGCTGGTAGAATTGGTTGACCGCCTTCAACTGCGGCAAAACCAAATCATCCTTCTCCTTTCCGTGCACCTTCAGACGCTTCAACGCGTCGGACTTGCAGCCGGATACTTCGCGAACGCATCTGCCTCTCGTGTCGACTCTTCCGGGTCGACCGTTAATGTGACCCAAGTTGCGGCTTCCACCTTTCCCCCGCCTTCATTGGAGGCGATGCTCAAGGTTCTCCTTGCATCGCAGACATATGCTGGTTAAGGTTGTGGTGACTGTCGTTATTGGGTTTCGGATAAGTATGCAGGCTGTTCGAGCATTGTTTTCATTGCTCGCATCCTATATACAGTTTTGGAAAGGTTAGCTCATGTTGCTTAACCGTACACGTGCCTACAACTCGTATGAACCTGGTCTTGCGAAGTGGATAACATCAGATGTCGGGTATAAGGAGGACAATGGGAGCGGCTATTGTGCTGGTTCTTACCACACACGAGTCGATACTCCCGTTGAACGACAAATACCCCTGAGGTTCTCACACGGCTCGATTTCAGACTACAAGTCTCCCATTCCGCTACGTCATTTGCGTGGTTTTCGTAAACGACATCGTGGTGCCCCATATCTTGTTAAAGACGTGGTACATCACAAAGTCTCGCTTGATCCCTTTAAGGATGGCGGGAAGCACAAAATCCCTAGACAGGATGATGTGACATTCGAATACAATGCCAACTATGATACGGCGGAATGTAGGTCGGAACGTACAGTTACGATGTCCTGTTCTCCACTCGGATTTCTATGTTACCGATATGGCTCCGATTTTGTTCGCGATCAAATTTTTGCGAACTTCGAAGTCTCACATCCTGGTGACACCGTCTTCCAAACAGTGGATTGGGCAGCTATCGCTGATGCATTTGATGAGAGATGTAAATCTCTTATCCCCTCCAGTTTCTTTCTAGGTGAATCCATGTACGAGTCGAGCATTTTTAAGAACGCTCTTCTCTTCGTGGCCAATCCTAGTAGGTCTGTTGGACGTCTTATCAAGGACGTCCAAAAGAGGGGTTTGCATCGTCTGAATATGGGGAAGATCGCTAATTACTATCGTCAGCAGGACCGTAGGGTTTCACACCTTCGATCCCGCGATTCGATCGTAGCCGCAGCCGATAGAAGCTTAAAACTTCTCTCGGATAGAGGCCGTAGTAGCATCTTCCAATCACGTCAGAACGAGATTGCCGTCAGGGGATCATTCAAGGACCTTATTGACTTACACCTTTCATATAAATTTGGTGTAAAGCCCGCAATCGATGATCTAAAAGATATGTTCAGCGCACATTCCGAAGTGGAAGGGCGTCTGGCATATCTATCTAAACATCGTGGGCAATATGTCCCTATCAGAGCTAGTCGGAAGCTCCCTGCTTCCTTCTCACCTGGTTCCTTTCCTCCCACCGGTGACTTAGAATTCTCTTCTGTGTTGCAGGAATGCTACACTAAAGCAGTAATTTTCGGTCTGGGGAAAGTGAGGAATGACATCCACGAGGCTTCTAGATGGCGCGCCTATACTGAGTACTTTGGCCTTAACAAGGTCATCGGTCTCGGTTGGGAGCTCGTTCCATTTAGTTTCGTGGTTGATTGGTTTACAAACTCTCAGGAAGTGGTCAATAAATTGACGCGTATTCCTTTGGGCGAGTCACCATTCATGAATCTAGCTTGCATTGGGCATTCTTACAAGAACGTGTCGACCTTTGATTACGTTTGTAATCCTGGATTCGATCATGCTCTTAGTATGTCCCTTGTGTCGCCAGATTCGCCATTTCCGATATGCTCTTATAGTATATCGGATTATACCAGGCAATCCGGGTTTCCAAACACATCGCTGTTCGATAGTCTGTCGAACTTCGGTCTCTTCCAAGGGGTAACCGGAAGTGAACTTCTTTTGCAGAAGTTCCTCTAGTTAACCCTCACAGACTCGCGTGGCGTGTGCCACACTAACCGTTGCCCAACTAATAACAATACGGCGACAGAACTTGGAGTTATCTCATGTCTCTTACAGTCACCCGTTCCAATGGAACGTCCGATATCATCTTCTCGCTCCAGCAGTCCAAAGATACGCAAAGGATCTTTATCAATCCGTCCAGCACCA